TGCTAGGTGCTTGGTAACCGGTTGCTACAACTTTATCCCAAGCTGCGTTGGTGAAGTCTTCACTGTATGACAGCAAATTCTGGCTGCTTCCCTCTACCAGCAAACCCATAGACGCTGAGTCTGTGGCTGAATGCTCAAACCTAGGCGCATTGATTGCGGCTGTTTGCAGAGTGGGGGCATAGGCCCGATGAATTTGAGTTGTGGTGGCGTTGTAAACTGTAGGCCCACCAGAGGCGAGTGTCTCGTATTGCGCCCCAAACAGGTATATCCCGTCAGTTCCGTTGGCTGTCGCGGTCACGCTTCCAGCGGCGTCCACCACATAGAAATAAACGTTTGAGGTGCGCGATGCGTTTGGGGTGAGGGCTATGCTGCATCGGTAATAGCCGTTACCTGAAGCGGTAGCAATTCGGGTGTGATTTGATGAGCCAGAGTCGCTGCCATCCGTCAAATCGAAATAGCTATACTCTAAGCTCCCCGTCCCAATCTGCTCGACAATCGCCAAAATCGTCTTGCCAGTTTGTTTGGCATAAACACTCAGAACACCTCGCTCGCCGCTAGACACAGTCAACGACTGATAGACTCGCGCATTCGAGCTGTTGGTGTTTGGGTAAACCAGAAACGCGGCAGATGAGCTGTCAGGCCCAGCAGACGCTGTGCTGGTGCGAGTTACATCGTTCGATGCCCAAGTCGTGTTAAACGTGTTTGATTGCAGCAGTAAATTCTGGCTGGACTCATGTTTGTCCGTCCCGAAATAAGTTCCAGTCGTCGAGCGACTGTAGCTGATGCGTGGGTCAATGCGGCCACCGTTGGCAAAGTCCGATTGGAAGACTGGCCTGACCGCTGGGAAGTTGTCGCTATATGCCATTGGTGACCTCCCTATTAGGCGTTGTCGGCTGGAGTACCCGTTGATGCTCCATCAGTTGCCACTGGCTCTGCTGGCAGCGATGCTTGGTAAGCAGCAATGCACTCAGGCGTCCAGACTGCGGCAGCAACTGCTTTGACTCGCTCGCATTCGCCGGTGACATCATCGCCGGGGTGGGCAACGTGACGGTGAAAGCTTGCGGCTTTCTCAACGCCAGTGTCTGCATCAACGATGCTGTGACGGTGTCTGATTTGGAGGCTGCCGTTGGCAATGACCTCGATTTTGTCGGTCAACGTTATTTCTTCTAGTGCCATATGATTGATTGTGTTTTGGTCCACCCCAGCTAGTCCAACTGGGGTAAATTGGTCATGCGGTTGTGTAGGTTACGCTGAAATCGACATAGCAGTTGCCCGCCAAATCGGCTGCGTCTGTGTTGTCTAGTGATGCCACGACTCCCGCTGAGTTTTTCAAAGTTTTGAGGGTCATCACCGTTGCATTGTTTCCACCACTGATGTGGGTTGGGCATCCGCTTGAGCTGGTTCCAAAAAATGCAGCCAGACATACTGACCCGCCGCTGCCCAGATTGCTCACGTTTTGAGTTGCAAACGGCAGTCCTGTAATTTGCAGAGAGCCAGTTCCAGCACCAGTGACTGCGTTGACTCGCACTCGACCGTGACAGGTGACGAGGTTGCCCACTTTGGTATACGTTCCAACTTGGGCGAGGTAAGTTAGGGTGGGTGCGGTCCCTGTGGAGGTGAATGACGGTGTAAATGAACCTCGTTCAAAGTCATTTAATAAGCCAGCGTCCGTCGCTGGTGTTCCTGTGCCGCCAGCAACTGACCCGAAATCAATTGCCATCCCTGACCCCATCACCAATGCGCTGCTGGTAATGCGGAGGCGCTCGGCCGATGTGTTGTTGTCAGCAGTGGTTTTGAATACTAAATCGCCTCCGTAGCCGTACGTTCCGGTCTGACCCTCGCATTGAATTCGGGCGCGAACGTTATTGCCAACACCAGTGTCTGAGTTAAATTGCAGCTCAGTTTCGTCTCCGGACAGCTTGACGTTGCCCGATGAGTCGATGCGGACACGCTCGCTGCCGTTGGTTTTAAGCGCCAACGGGTGGTTTGTGTGAGTGCCTACGAACCCAGTTGTTGAATTGCTTTGGAGGTGGTTGACGACTCCACCATCAGAAGTTGCAGCAATACGTGCGTTTGAAGCTTTAACCTCAATCTCATAATTAGGGGCCGAAGTTCCCACGCCAATCTCATCAGCCGACACAGTACCCGCTGACACTCCGTCAGACGATTGATAGGCCATATCGCCCAGCATCCCGTTGACGGGAATTTCATTTGGCGCGGTGCCTACGTCTGCTTGCACCAGGCCGGCGGCATCTGGTGACACCTCAAGACTTGTGCGGATGGCGTCCTTGTCACTGCCGGTGGGGTCTTCGTTGTCGAGGAAGCGCACAATGCGGCCTTTCATGCGCTTGAGCTCGCCTGATTCTGAAAAAACGAAATACTTCTCTGTTGCCATGATTGTCTGAAATGTTAGGCAGGGCAGGAGATTGGCGCACGTTTAGCGCCGGCTGGTTTGTCTCCAAATTCGGTCAGTGCCGACATAGAGCCCTATATAATAATGGTGTAAAGTGTCGCACCTATTGCCACCTGGATGGCTGACTTGATGACGTAGTGCCGCCGCCAGTAGCCTTGGCGCGTGCTGCTCGCACTGTCACGCCGCTTGATGAATGGGTGATGAGTGTGCCGGCAGACTTACGCGGTTGCAGCGATTCAACGGCCTCTTGCAGTTGCCTGATGGCATCCAAGATGCCGCGAACGCTGAATTGACTAAGGCGGCGAAATCTCATGAGTGGTAAGGGTAAAGCAGGTATGACAGCTCGCCGCTGATGTAATTGGTGAACTCTTGGACAATCTCAAACTTGCCACCGTTTAGCTCGTTGATGCTTGGTGCTTCTTTTAACCAATAAGTGCCTTGGAAGGTGGCCAACAAATCGCCGCAAATTGCATACTTTGTGACGTCTGTTTTTTGAGTCAAAATTAAATCAACCAAGCGGTTTGTTGTCCATTGGTAGCCGGTGCGGTAATGACTTAAAAACAATGACGAATTAGCCGGCACAATGAGCGAGTTGCGCAAACTGTATTTGCTAGTCTCGTATGTGTCCTTGTTGGCAAGCATTAGCCTAGTCAAATCAATGGCTTTTGTGATTTGCGTGGCGCTCATGCTGCTTGCAGTGGTGTCAATGTATGTCTGCAACACGAAATCTGTGTCGAATGTGCTGCCTGCCTCCATGCTTGCTGATGCTTTGTTGCGGTATGCTTCAACCGCTGTAATCACGCGTTGCTTGAAAGCTTTTGAGCCATTGGTTGCCGTTTGGTCCAAGTCGTCAAAATAGTCATGCTCCCAGACGTTGCGCTGCACCTTGTATGGTTGGAATGTCCAATTGTCCGTGTCAGCATCAGCGGTGGTTGTGCTGGCCGTGGTGTTGTCAATCGAGGCAAATGCCACTTCAAGCACACCGTAGTCGCCTGGCTCCTGGCGCACATCAATGCGCGATGCGTTGCCCACATAAGCGGTGTTAAGCGCAGCGGCATCAATGGCGCTCCATGGCCCCTTGTAGGTGTAAACAGATTCCCAGCCGTTTGCCTCGCTCCATTGCCGCCTCACGTTCTCGACGGTGAGCGCCGTTGTTCCTTTAAAATGCAAGCTCATGGTCTATTGAGTGGCGATGTGTTGGCCTTGATTGCGTTGAGTGCCTCAAGTTGGTCTTTTGCATCAGATTTTGTCGCCCAATCAACAGCCTTTGAAAGCCCTGCAATAGCTTCTCTTGTGGTGACTGTTGGACTGTAAGTGTCTACTGCTTCCCTAATAGCATAAACCCCAGTCATCAGGGCTTGACCAACCTTGGTTAAATCGTCGGCCATTGAAGCGTAATCTTGAACAAGCTTGGCCGACATAGGCGCCCCAATGCGTTGGGCTTCTCCCATAGCCGCACCCAAGCCGGCTTGCATGGTTGGTAGCAACTCGGTGCCGCTGCGGCCAAGTAATCGCTGAATGTCGGCCAATTCGTTTGCCTTATTAACGCCGTTTTCAACCTGTTGTGCTATCAGCGCAAACAAGTCTTGTGGCCCTTTAGCTTTTAGTTGCTCAACAGTCACGCCGTAGCGCTCAAATGCCTCGCCATATTCTTTATTTCCTCGAATCGCATCTTGCTGGCGCAATGCAAGCGCTTTAAATGCTTTGCCCACATCTTCAATGCTGGCGCCGCTTTGCCTAGCGGCATAATCGAGTTCTTGGAAAGTATCAGTATCAACGCCAATCTTTTTTGATTCATCGCGAATACGCGCCGCCGCTTCCGTTGGAAAAGCTTTTTTTCCTAAACCTATTAGTTCACGCGCGCTTGCAATCGCCATACCAACAAGACCGCCCTTCATGACGCCACCCATAGCCCCACCAACGCCGGCGCCGCCTTGCATCTTTTTGGATGTCTGAGCCATGAAGTTGCCCGCTTGCGCCTTCATGCGTTTTAAGCCAGCATCAAAACCCGTAGTGTCTAGCCCAACTTTAGCTTTTAGATTCATTTGCTGCCTCTTCTCGTTTGCGTTTCAACTCGTGCAACTGTTGGAGCCCTGCCGCTAGGTCGCCCTCAATGATGCGGCTGCCGCCGTTCATTTCGTTGTTGCTGATAATGTCCCAATACATTTGCCCAAATGGCGCATCGTTGATTGTGTCTGGGTTGTAACCAAGGTTCCGCAACGCAATGGTGCGCATGATTTGCAGCGCTGGCGTTCCATACTTGACGCCAAAAGAGCCGTTGTTTTCGACTGCCATGGTATCTGGCGCGCGCTTATTTAGCTCCAGGTATTCAAGCGCGCCTTGCATAACCTCATTGTATGGCCCAGGCAGCGGCTTGCGCGCATACCACCATTGACCAATTGGCGATAGAAACCAACCTAGCCACCTTGAAGCGCTGGCATAATTGCGCGAACAGATGCCAACAAAGGCATGGAAGTCAAGCGGTGTCAGCACTTCAATCAGTCCAAGGCGCTGCATCAACAGCGCGTGACCATAGGCAAAAGGGCGCAACTTGACGCCGGCCACATAGCTGTGACCAGGTGCGCAAGTTGCTGCCCAAGTGTCAGACATCAGTTTGCTGATGTGTCACTGCCGCCGTGAACTACGTTGAGGTATTCAATGGCTGAGATTGACCATTCGGCATAGGCGTTGTTGGAGCGTGTCTTTTCGGCACTCGTGATTGTGAAGTTGCCAAGGCCGCCTGTTGTGTGCGCTGTGTTGTGCTGTGATATTAAGCCAGCATCAGCATTCGCAGAGTTCACTTCTGCCCAATCAGCATAACTGACATCCAGTTTCATGCCTGCCGTGAAAGCAGTGCTAAACATGCTGTTTGCCTTGGCTAGGTTTTCATCCGTGCCAGAAGGCACTGATGCTGCGTTTGCATTGGCTAAAATAATGCCAGTCAGATTCAGCACCTTGCGCTGGTTATAAGTGCAATGGCTCACAACTTCACCATTGCTTGATAATGCTTGGTTCGTGTCGGCCTCATAGCTCAAGCGAACTTCGCTTGCATACATTTCGCCAACAAACTTGTCCACATCTGAGCCGCTTGAATCATCAACAATGCGAAGCGTCACAACACCTGTGGTGTTGCTGCCTGTTATGTCATTTGTGCCGTATGTGACCGGCGTTCCTCGTGTCAAAAGTGCCATGGTGTTTTATCTTTCTGTTAAGGTTTAAAAGTTTCCTAGTGCCGCTGGTATGGTAAGCGTGATTGATTCGCGCAAAATAGTGCCTTCAACATCGCGCTCAATGCCGCTGTGCTCGCTGACTCCAAAAACATGTAAATCGGTGGCAGTGGTGTTGATAGCCTGTAAGCTTGGCCAAAATAATGAATCTTCAACTGCGCTTAAAATCTCGTCATGAACATCAAGCGCATTAGGTTGCCCATCTTCGTCAATCTCGCTCTGCACGCTGATGGTCAATGTCACATCCATGTTGCCGGTGTTGGGCGGGTTCTGGCTGGCGCCCACAAATGCCACCACAACGCAAGGCATGGCCTTGATGGTGTCATTGGTGCCAGCGTAAACCGGCACGCCAACCTGGTCTTGCAGGTATGCCTTGAACGCTTCCTCTGTCTGCTTGCGGTAACTCATCGCTTTGTTGCTTGCCAGTCTTTGCCCATTTTGCGCCTGATGTAAGTCAGCATGTCTTTGCGCTCAACGCTTATGGCTTTTTGCAATGCTGCCTTAAGACCGTTTATTGTGCTGCCAGCGGTGATGCCGTGAATGATAGTTGCGTGGGCATTGATTGGGTTGCGCCTGCGCTCTGGTATGGCTTTACCTTTGGTTTTAAAGCCCGCCTTGTTGCGCGGCACTCTAATAGCTTTTATGTACGGTTGAAGGTCTGCAATGCACCCATACCAAGCGCTTTTTAAAAAGTTGGTGCCTTTGGTGCGGTAACGCACGGCGCGGCGTTCTGAGCGCTTCATTGGGCGACCAGTCAGCCCTTTCTTGCCTTTTTTGCCCCTAAAGTAGTTGGTCAAGATTGCGGCCAATGGCGCGCCTGGCGCTACGCGTGAAGCGCCTTGAAGCTCTGCACGCACACTGCTGGCCTTAGCGCTTGGCGTGTAGCGTGCGGCTTTCATGGCCAAGTTTGCGGCGCGTTGATTTACTGATTCGACCCAGGTGCGGCTGGAGAGTGATTGATACTTGAGCAGCACCTTGTTGAAATCAGCCATGTCCATGGCAATGGTTGTCTTAGTGCCTGGAATCATTGCTTTTTCATCAGCCCAAGCTCAAAGCTCGCGTCATTGGTTAGCACTTGCTGAATCTTGAACCGTTTGCCGCCCTTGGTGAGCGTGGCGCCCACAATCGGCTTGATGCCAGCATCAGCCCATTGCTTGCGGTTGGTGGTTAATGTCAGGTCGTAGCCCTCCAAAATGCCGCCCTCTTCAAGCTCCTTGGTCTCGGTGTTGCCGCTCTCGACGCATCGCAAAACGTTGCCGTGGTAGTCGAACACGCTGCCGGCGGTGCGCTCCAGGTCCACCTGCTGCTCGTATAAAAACCGCGAGCGGTGGTGGCCTTGGTCAACAATATATTGCTCTTGAAAATTGGTGTGCGGCGTTGGGTGGCTATGCGCCACACTGTGAAAACAATCAGTGCGCGTGATGCCGCGCCCATCTGGCACGTTTAAGGTAATTGAATAGACGTCTTCCCATTCGCCGCTTTCGTTTGTGCGCTGCACTGTGTAAGCCGCCGCATCATATTGCGCAGCATCAGCGGTGACGCGGATGATGACGTTACCAGCGCCAAAGGTGCCACCCTCGCCAATCGTTGTGAACGTGGTTGGCGTGTCGTGCAAGGCAGTCTCATAGAGCCAGCCTGAGCGCGTGTTGATTATGCGGTTGTTGGCCATTTAAAAAACCCAGGCGAGCAGTTGCCCGCCGCGCCTGGGTGTGGGTGTGGTGACCTAGCGAACGGTGGCAGCAAATTAGGCGCTGGCCTTTTTCTTGGCCTTGGCTTTTGGCGCGGATACGTCAACCTTGAGGTCGGCGCGCTTCCAATAAGGTGGCTTTCTGTAAACACTAACGCCGCTGTATTTGCCAGACGGGTTTTCGCGTTCAGCAATAAAGGCAGCCTTGCATTTGTCGGCGTCACCCATAGCGATAAGCTCAGGTGAACCATCAGGCAAAAATCCAATCGTGAATGAAGTCTTGAATATCATGGTTTTGTTATTGGTCGGTGATTCTAATAAGTGCGTTTTGGTTGCCAACTGAGCACCCGTAGAGGATGCCAACGGTTAGGAACCACTTGCCCAAAGTTGGGTTATAAAATTTTCGAGTTTGAAATGGCAGTCCCGTCCTTGGCTCTATGTTGTCAATGACTTCAACGTTGCCATAGAGCGGGCGCGCGATTTGTCGCGCTGCAATGCAAAGCGCGCTTGGGTGGCAGTAAAAGCCTTGCAGGTTGTTGGCCGTTGGGATGTCTTGATATTCGGCCACACCAAAACCGTGGATGGTTGACAACTCGCCCTCTTGGATTGGCTGCGCTGTGCCATAGGCACTGGCGTCAATAATGCCGCCGTCTTTGGACAAGCTTGCCGTGTAAGACGGGTTGAGCATGGCTGTTCTCAATGACCGTGGGCATTTGTTGTCCGATAGCGTTGCGGCCGCGCTTGCCAAGTCATCACTGTCGAAATTGGCGGCAGTCCTGACCTGGGAAGCGTTAAATGCGGCGGGTGTGATGAGCCCAAGCAAATCATCAGAAACAGCGCGCGCTGTGGCATCTATTGCAGGGCGCAAAAAAGTGCGCTCTAGAATGGTTGGGCTCTTGAGTTTTGAGATTTCAAGGTCTGAAAATGACATTGAGAAGCCTTTATAGCTCGACAATGCAATCTCGATTGATGTGGTCTCCACATCGCTGGCGCTGTAGCCAGTAGACAAGTCTTTGACTGTGACCGAAGAGGGAACGCGGGTCACTGTGCGGTCGCCGCGCTCCCTAACTTCGGTTGAGAAGTTGCGACTCACAAGCGAAAAGGCGAAAAAGTTGGAGGATAGCAAGTCGAGCATTTGCTCACTTACTGCCTCCAAATAGACGCCGCTTGAGAGTGCGTTTGCCATAATCCTAACTTACGCGGACTTAATGCGCTTCAGTGCGGCACCGTTACCAACGGCCACACCGTAAAGAACACCCATGGACAAGTAATGTTTGCCGGCGGTGTTGTCATACCAGGTGCGGAGCTGAATAGGCAGCCCCGTTGTGGGGTCTTGAATATCTGCAACTTGCACGCTGCCATCAGAAGGCGCAGCGGGCTGGCGAGCGGCCAAAACAAGAGCGGAAGGATGCAGCGCAATGGCGGCAAGGTTTTCGCTGTTGGTTGGGATGCCAGTGTATTCATACAGGTTGAAGCCATGCACGCGCTGGGCTGCGTTCTCTTGCACAGCGGCAGGCGATGAGTAGGAACTGGCATCCTGCACTATTGCGTCCTTTTGAATAGACGCATAGTAAGAAGGCGGCAGTATCAACGCGCGCTCGGACTTTGGCACTTTGGCGGTGGTCAAGTCGGCTGCCAGGTCGGCCACTTCGTCAACGTCAAAATTGGCAGCAGTGATGACCTCGTTTGCGCTGTAGTTAGCATTCAGCACCAAGGCGAGCAAGTCGTCCATTACGGCGTCCAAGGTAACTTCCAAAGCGGGCGCCAAGAACACGCTAGACAACCAATCAAAGTTGCCAGCTTTTGACACCTCCATGTCCGTGTAAGCAGCACTGTGTCCCTTAAATTTATTAAGAGTGCACGTTATGGCAGTGCTGCTGACGTCTTGCGCAGTGTAACCGCTGGACAAATCCACGGCGGTCATGCTGGCTGGCACGCGGGTGGTTACAGACTCACCAGCACCGCTAATGTCGGTTGAGAAATCGCGAGCAAAAGCGCGCAGCGGGTGAAACTGAGTTGATAAGTAGTCGAGACTTTGCTCCGCGATTGCCGCGATATTCAGTCCCTGCAAACTATTGGCCATTAGATTTTATCTTTCTAAGGCTCTAAAACTAGAGCCGGTGTTTAATGTTTTTGAGGTAAAAAGCTCGGCGCTCCTGGCGGTCTTCAATGGCGTTGTATTGGTGCCACAGGGTGTCCATGTTTGCTTCGGGTGCCGGCTCGTCGGTTGCTTCCTCAACTGGGGCTTCAACGCCTACGCTGGCCGCAATTTCAACGGCCTTGTCAGCGGCGCTCTGCTGTGCCTCCTCAAGAAGTAAATTGGTTTCTTCGAGTAGCTTGATTTTTGATTCAAGCGCCTCGACGTCTTCGGCGTGTTGTGCGCCTAGTTTGGCAATTTCTTCAGCGTGGCTTGCTGCCGCGCCTTCGATTTCTGCCTGTAGGTTTTTGTTTGCCTCGGTGGCGGCTTCTAGCTTGCCTGATAGGCTGGTCAGCTCGACGTTGGCTTTTACTAAATCAAGTATGGTTTTCATGGTTAATTGGTGAATCTTTAAAGGTTGGTCATTAGCGCGATGATGTCATTGATGTCGTCCACCACGCCATCTGCGAGGCCGGCCTCAATGGCTTCCATGCCCTCATATACCTGGCCGGTCATTGATACGTCTGGCACAGCGCGCTTGATGTTGATGTCTGCCTTGAAGCGGTCGTGCCATTTGTTGACGTTGGCTTGCAGGCGCTCGCGTGCCTCATCGCTCAATGGTTTGAAGTCGGCATAATCAAGCTTGTTGTCGCCAGCGGCGATGGCGTTGACGCGCAAGCCCTGGTTGCGCAAGTATTCGCTCTGGTCTAGCAAGGCGATATAAACGCCCACACTGCCCACCTCGGCGCTTTGACTGAGCAACACACTGTCGGCTTGGCTGGCTATCCAGTAGGCCGCACTTGCGGCGGTGCCTTCTGTGTAAGCAACCAATGGCTTTTCAACGCGGCGCATCTTGGCGGCGAGCTCTGGTAAACCCGTGATGGTGCCGCCAGGTGAATCAATGTGCAGCAAGATGGCGTTTACATTTGGGTTGGCGTCTGCCTCGGCCAGCTGGGTGGCAATGTCGTCATAATCCGTCATCCCAAACATGAGCTCCCAATCGGTGAGCATCTTGCCCAAGGGGCCGTGAATGTGGATGATGGCAATGCCGTCGACCTCTTCGGGCGTTGGTGGCTCGTATGGCCCGCCGTCTTCCTCGTCGTAGTGATACGCTTCAGCGGCAGCAACAAGCGTGCTGTGGAATTCTGGGCGAATGGCCCATGGCTCGTGTGCCAACTTATGCGTTAGGTTCGCTCTCATTATTAAAAACGGGGTTAGGGGTGCGCTGACTCAACAGGTGCAAGGCGGTCTCCATTGAGACGTCAAACTCGGTGGCCAAGCGCTTAGCGCGGCTCAACAAGTCGCTTGCTTCGCGCTCTACCTGGTCGCGCATCTCTTGCCAATCATGGCCGCGTTCGCCGGCGTCTTCGCGCATGGTTCGCAGGCCCATCTTGATTGCGTCTTGGTTTGCGCGTGCTTCGCGGCCAAGGTCGACGGTGATTTTTTTGGGTGCCTGCCAATTGACGCGCCACCAGTTTTCACTGGGCGGCAGGTCGCCGCGCTTGATGCCGCGAGCTATAACCCACCCCCAAACACGGTTGCAAAAACGGGAAGTAAGGAGGTCTTGGCGTTCCTCGAATCGGCGGGCGGCTTTTTCTAAAATGAACCTAGAAGCGGTTCCTTGCTTGGAGGGTTCCACCACGAACTCGTATGGCACACCAAGACCAAGAGCGACGTCTCGAATTAGGTA